TTAAGTGGCATTTCTTCCATATTTGGCAGACAAGAATCGCCTGATGTAAAAGAAGATCAATCCAAACCTTCATCATTAGTATTTGGCGGCACGTCAACAACTGTTAAAGAAGGAGGTCGCGTGCCAATCATATTTGGCGTGGCATTGGTGGGGATGTATATTATCTCTGCTAAAATTACGTCGTTTTACCAACCGAATTAGTATCTGAGTAGGGGAAATAGTCACTCATATTGTAATTATTATGCCGAAAAAACAATCTAAAGGATTTGGTGGTAGTGGAGGCGGAAATCGAAATCAGGTTGTTCCAGCCCCAGTTAGACCACAGGAAGCTGGTATATCAGGGCGCTCTATAGCCAACGGCACAATGCTCGGCATTGTATCAGAGGGCGAAATAGAGGGGCTGGTTAACGGACTGCAATCCGTCTATTTTGACCAAACGCCTGTACAAAATAGCGACGGTTCGGTCAACTTCCAGAATTTTAGCTGGAACTGGCGATCCGGAACACAAGCACAAAGCAGGATGCCAGGTTTTGGGGATGAAGTTGCGTCAGAAACCAGTGTGGCTGCTGAGGTTAAATATAACTTTCCCATTACTCGGTCTATCGTCAATGGGAATTTAGATATTATTAGAATCCGGTTGGGCGTGGTACTTCAGGAGTTCCCTCCTGATGGTGGCGTTTTAGGATTGGCTGTGGGATTTAATATTTATCTAAAGCAGGGAAGCGGGGCTTTCTACTTGGCCTTTCAAGGAAGCTTAGGCGGACGTTTCGCGTCTATGACAGAATTTGAGTATGCTTTCCCAGTCAATAATCTTGGTGGCACGGTAACAAGCTTTAGCGTCAGAGTGGAACGCATCACGCCCCAAGATGCCGACTCTACAAGATATCAACGGCTGCTAACATGGCGAAGTTTTACCGAAGTTACAGAAGCTAAATTAAAATATCCTAATTCTGCATTATTTGGGTTTAGGTTTGATGCGGCACAGTTTCAAGATATTCCACAAATATCCCTAAAGTTGGCCGGGAGGAAGATCCGGATACCATCAAACGCCACACCGACACAGACAAGGGGCTTAATCTTCAACGGAACATGGGACGGGACTTTTTACACCCCATCAGTAGCAGTGGCAGATCCGGCATGGATACTTTATGACCTAATCACCAATACCCGCTATGGACTGGGTAAATACCTCAATGAGTCCGGGATTGACAGATGGGCATTATATGAAATCAGTCAATACTGCAATCAGTACGTTCCTAATGGGACTGGTGGGCTTGAGCATCGTTTCCAATGTCACGTATTGTTGGAAGGCAAAGAAGAGGCGTATAAGGTCATTCAACAGTTTTTATCAATTTTTCGCGGTTTTTCATATTGGATGAATGGAGCGATCGCCTTTGCAGCCGACAAACCTGGAGATCCGGTGGCACAATTCACCCAGTCCGACGTAGATGATGGAATGTTTTCTTATAGCAGGACGGGACTAAAAACCAGGCACACTATAGCTTTAGTGAATTATGCAAATCCTGACGATTTCTACCGTCGTTCAGTGGAAACCGTAGAAGATTCTGATGGCATTTCTAAATATGGCGTTCGGGAAATAGAAATGAGTGCTTTTGCCTGTACTTCAAGAGGACAGGCGCGACGGGCTGGATTTGCTGCACTACTCACCAACAAACTAGAGCAAGAAACCGTAACTTTTCGCTGCCGTGCGTATGGTGCTTACTGTAATCCAGGCGATATTATTAGAATCATGGACTCCAAGCGGGCTGATATTCGGTATGGAGGATTAATAGCAGCATCCACTACTACATCAATTACCCTTGATAGTCCCGTAATAATTGTTGCTGAACAGACTTACGCCGTTACGGTAATACTGGCAGATGGTACAGTCGCGGAAAGAGGTGTTACTAATTCGCCTGGACAGACTACAACATTGACTTTATCATCCGGTTTATCATCAGCACCACCACCGGAATCAAACTGGATTTTGGCATCAACTACGGTACAACCGCAATTATTTCGGGTTTTAAACCGTGTTCCGGTATCTGGTAGCTTGGAAATGTTCCATGAAATTACAGCAGTGGAATACAATCCCAGCAAATATTCTCAAATTGAAAATGGATGGAATTTAGTACCTTTACCTGCACGGCGCAATCCTCCCGCAGTCACCAGTGTCCCTAGAGATATCGTCCTCAGTTATCGAGAGATTGGAATTACTGGATTATTCCAATTAACAGTTATTTGGAATTTCCCGCTTTTGAATGGGGCGAGAGATACATATACTATTGGTTACACGGTTGAACTTCGTAGAGGCGAGGAAGGATCTTGGGGAAATACCCGGTCGGAGTCAACTCGATCATCAGAATTTCAAAATCTAGCAGAAGGGAAATATTACGTTAGGGTTTCCGCAGTTGATATTAATGGAAGGTCGTCACGCTGGGTTAACTCCAACCCCATACAATTAACTAAATACAATTGGAATGCGGTTTTTACTTCTCGATACACTTCTGTTTTTGCAATGGAATTTTAACTATGCCGACCTCTAGACCCTATGTAGGTGGAGATGGGAACCTTTATCAAAGATCCTTAACCGATGCTTCGGCGGGAACAACATCTAGCCCCGATGTGGCGTTTTTTGCCCTTGAGTCTTCAGTTGATTTAGGAGTAAAAAACGATAGCGTCGCCACCACTGACACTGGCAATTTTAGTTTGATTGCACTAGTCAAAAGGGCTTTGCAAGGCTTGACATTTTTAACTTCAACTTTTACCCGTCCTACGATTATCACCGTCACTGGAACTGTGAGCAGTAGCGAGGATACCACTATAGTTTCTGCTCCGGGGGCAGGACTATCAATTTACATCACTCACCTCTTGCTTCAAAATGAATCCTTAGCGGCAACTACTATTCTTCTGAAAGATTCAAATATCCGATTAAGATGTTTGACTCAGAGCCAGGGTGATGGATTGGCTTGGACTTTTCCTGAAAGAAGAGAACTAAAATTAGCAACAAATACCCCACTAATTTTAAATTTAAGCGCCAACAATTCTTGCGGTTATTCAATTGCATATTATATAAGCTCATAGGTTCTTGATATGCCTTATGATTACATTAATTTTAGTTGCACTTTATCAGATACGCCGGGGTTTTACATAACTATAGAAGATTGCGAAAACGCCGTTAATGATGGTAGTGCAAAGCCAATTTTAATCCTTAATCCGGTATGGAGTGCATCTAAAAAAGCATCCCTTCCATTATTAATAAATATTTTGGGTGACGGATATCAACAAACTATCTTTAAAGGCGTTGATCTAATAAATGAAGAATGGTCTATTACATCGCCTATATTAATTGGATCGCAGGTTGACGATTTATTAAATCAATTGCGAACTTTATCAGAAATTTCATTTTTATGGAGTCCCAATAATGGTGTAATTAGCTATCAAGAATTTACTTGCAGTGAATGGCAGAAAATCAGAATCGGTGTAAACCAATATCAAATTACAGCAACATTTAAAATGAGTATTTTAGGTAGTGGATTACTAATAAGTGGGCAAACAGCCTTACCTCCAGCTTTATTAATACATCTAACGCGAGATAGCTACCCTGGATCTGGAACTATTTGGAATGACTTGCAAAATAATCATAATTTTAATCTAATCGGAAACTTTACTTCTTTAAATGATGAGATTACATTTAATGGTTTAAATCCTGCTGACGGAGGTAGTTATGCAGCATCAGCATCTACTATGTCACTGCCTAAGAACAACCAACCATTAACTATAGAGATATACGTTAAATCTTCTTTTAATAATCCCATTATAGTTAACGGTGGCATTGGTAATTATGTTTTAAAGTTTACCTCTACTTTAATAGGAATTGAGGTTAATTCGTCGGGAGGCAACATAACACTTGATTCATCAATTAATAATATTCCCGATACTTACTACCATATAGTAATGACATACAATGGCACTGTTGTAAGGTTGTACAGAAATTCGACTTTGATAGCCATTAGCGAAAGTGGCAGACTTTTGAATAATTACAATACTACTTTTCTGTGGTTGATGGGATTTGTTAATAATGGTGTATGGGCAAACGTTAGTGGCAGTATAAAACTTTTTCGACTTTACACTAGAGCATTAAGTGATTCAGAAGTATTGCAAAACTATAATTCCATATTAAGTGCCGCTATTGCTATCAAGCGAAATTATTTCAAAAACGCTGGTTTCAGCGTAATTCAGGGGACAGCATCAGGTACAGTATCTAATTCTTTAGCTGTACCTACCGCATCATTGGGTTATCCTGGCGAAGCTGAATGGTGTATAGCTGCGTCAGGTGGCACACCTGCTTATGCTTTCAGTACAACCAATCAATCTTTGACTTTAACAGGTGCATCGGGAACAACAGCAATTCACGTATTGCAACGAATTGAGAGTATAGATGCAAATAGGCTTAAATCAAAACAAGTAACAATAAGTGTAGAACTTAGTAACAGTTTGCTGGGAAATGTGACGTGGGAAATATTTAGACCCACAACTACGGCGGATACACATGGTACTATTTCGTCACCCACTCAAGCACTTATAGCTTCGGGTACATGGACAGTTACATCAACACTTACTAGATATACAGCTACAGTAACCTTACCCACTGGAGTATCCAT